TACTACTACCATATTTAGCATCTAAGTTTAGTCCAAATGTCCATTGTTCACCCTGCTTAAACATATTGCAACCTACACATTGTACTTGACAATTCTCTTCATTCCATCTCGTAGCCTGATGTTTCCTGCTTTGAAAGTGTCCGCACTGCATACCATCTTTGTAATGTGCAACCTTACCGCAAGTAAAACATTGTACCATTCCTTCGTCTGTAGCATCTCTCAGTCTTATATAAAGACTAAACCACTTATCTAATTCTTTCTTTAATTTACTTACGCTTTTCATAACCTAACTTATTACGCCAATCTTTTTCATATATTCCTTTTCTTTTGTAATAATTTTCACCTCTATATTGTGGGTTTTCTGATTGTAATTTTGCTCTAAGCCTTTTTATAGTAGGAGCAGGTGTTAGTTTACCAAAAGAATACAGTCTTAAAAATGTTCTTATACCTGCTGTATTCATATCTACAAATTCTTTCAATTCTTCATTCCAAATATTAGCACATAGACGATTATCATCATCTCTTAAGTGTTCGTGCTTTTCTAACCAAAATCTTACTTTTTCTTTTGTTTTCATATTAATAGTTTTAAAGGTTCTTGATAATAAGGTACTTGTTCTATAGGTTTGTTTAGTGTGTGTACTTCGTAGTATGCTTCGTCTATGGTCTTCTTATGACTATACACCCATTTGTAAAAAGTTCTAATGTTTAAAAATGGCTCGTCCTTTCCAAATCTAACACCTATACGAAAGGCAGTCTCTATCTGCTCAAAGCATAGATTAAAAAATCTTTTTTCAGTCATTAAGTCATTAGCAAATATTTTAGATAGTGTTGCTAAAGTTTGAGCATCTGTCTTGTGTCCTATTTCTACTGACGTCTTTGCTAATAAATCTAAGACTTTTTCAGACAATTCTTTTATGTTTTCTTGTTTTAGTAGTTTCATATATTTATTTTTTAATAAGAGCAGGGAATTGTAAATAAATCAAAGTATAACCTCACATTAATATTTAATTTATATTTACTAACCCTGCTCATATTATAATAGTTTTTTTGCATTAGTCCAAGCATTTATTTGTGCATCTAACTTAGACATTGTTGGTTTTTTATTTTCTCTTCGTTCCCAAGTTCTGACAGCAGCCTTCCAATTTTTCATTTTATTCTTTCCTATCTTCCAATCTTTAGAATCATAAAAATCTATAAACGCTTCAGCATCTACATTATTTTGTCTTTCTAAACAATAATTTTTAATATCTAATAAATCAGGTTTTTTAAAACGCCCTTTATTACTATACGTAGTATTATTATTAGTTATATTTATATTAGTATTATCTCTAAAGTTATTTTGTGTAGGGGTATTAACTAATTTTATGTGCCTAGACAAAATTTCTTTAGTACCCTCTTTAAATATATTGTGTCTTATAATGTGTTTATTATCTTCTAATATTTTTAACCAATTCTGTACAGATGTTTTACTTACATTATAAAGTGTTGCAAAATATTGTGTAGATGCTGTGCATTTACCATTCATATTACATAGTGCTGTAATTTCTGCATAAAGTAGTTTAGCATTAGGTGTTAACTTCTTGCTGTATCTAACATCAGCAGGAATCACAGCGTAGTAATTTGGTTTAGATTGCTTCATTAAGGTCAATTAGTTTAAGTTCATATTTATATTCTTTCAATGCAAACTTAATCTTTTTTAATTGTGATGAACATTCAAAGTAACAACTTTTTATTTCAGCAGATACATTACCTGACTTAATTAGTATAGATAAATCAGGTCTGTCACTTTCTTGTACACCATGTTTAATCAAGTGGTTATATATAGAAGCAGAACGTAAAAAAGTCTTTTTATTAGTTTCAGTATTTTTATATTCTAAATATACTTTATTAAATGCTTTTCTATAAGCAGCCCAAAATTTAAATCTTTTATGATGTTCTTTTTCATAATAATATATAGTTGCTCTATTAAATCCCAATACCTTAGACATAGTGCTATGTTTTGTACAATTTTCTAGTCTACTTATCATACAAGCAACTGCTCTAGGCATCATATACTCTACTTTTCTATTTTTTACTAGCAGATGATTTTTAGGCAACCCTAATACCTTTGTAGTAAGGTCACATATTTCTTTAAAGTTATCTTTTGATGTCATATTAGAAAGGCATATCGTTATTATCTTCTTCTACATCTTCACCTGCTTTAGCAAAGTGGTAACCATCAATGTTGTGAAAATATCTACCATTGTATTCTCTTGAATATACATTACATAACACTTTTAAGTTATCACCTTCTTGTAGATTTTTAATCTTTTGTATTTTTTCACCAAATGCACTTATAACTAATTCTTTGTTAAATTCTGCATTTTGTTCTATTAGTATAGACTGCTTGTTCCACTCTTTACCTGCTTTACTTATTCCTGACTCTATGTCAAACTTCTTAATTAATTTTCCTGTAAATTCCATTTTTATTTATTTATTTAGTTATTATTCTTTTTAAAATCTTCTGCTTCGTCTTCTCCAAATACGCCTAACTCGTAGAAACCTGTCATTTTTAGTACAGCCCTAGACAAAGCCCTTTTCTCAGCCATCTCTAAAACATACCAAGTATTAGTGTTACCGTCTTTAAAACTATTACCTTTTAATGCTGAACCAAAAGTTTCTACAGTACAACCATCTTTAGTTGCAGTTGCTTTTACTCCTGCAAAATTAGGCTCACATTTTACCACTTCATACCATATTGTAATATTTTCTATGGCTTGGATTTTCTCTATGCCTGAACGTGTTATGATAATATAATGTCCTGACTGTTGTTTAAAGACATCATCTTTTGTTAGTTCGTATTTGATATATTTTTCTTTTAATTTTTCAGTTTTCATATTAATTTATAATTAGTGCTTCGTTATTATTTTCTTTGTATAATTTAAGATGTAGGTCTGTAGTTTCTATTTGAATACTACCCCTTAATTGTAAACCTTCTTCTATAAGTAGTTTCTTAAATAAGTCTAGTACCTGCTTTCTAGTACCTACTACTCTTACTGTACTATCTACTTCTTTATAATCAGTATATCTAGTCTTATGATTATAGCAATACATTGATACTGCTTTTAGTGTTGGCTTTAACGACCACTCTTCAGATATTATTTTGTCACTATCTAAAACCATCTTAATATTAATTCAGTTGTTAATACTACTATTGCTACTGCAATTACTGATTTTATTACTGTATCTACTATTGCAGGTATTTTAGACTTAACCTCACTAATAGCATAATCTCGCATATTGTTGTAATACTTGACCTTTTTAGTTTGTGGGTCATACTCACATCTGAAAAAATTTAATATCTCTTCTGTGTTAAATATTTGTACTTCTTTAGTTTCTCTGTTTATTACTTTAAATTGTGTCATTTTATTATTTCTTGATTAATATGATGCAAACATACAAGAATAATTTGTATTAACAACTATATTAACACAATTATTTACAAAGTTATTAACAATTAAGATGTTAATATGTATATTATGTGGCTAAGAGTAAAACTATTACTATAAGTAAGAAATAGAATAGTGTAAGTTTTGTAGAGTCTTTTAGAGTCATTATAAAGGCATTAAAAGGTTTATAGGTGTAGTACCACCTAATACTACTCCGCAGGCAATAGAAGGCTTCTTACCACGCTTAGCGTAAGCCATAGCGTAAGTATCGTGGTCTATACCGCAGCCTACCTGCATACCAAATACTCTAAAGTTTTGTCCTACGTAGTGTTCTATGTAACATTGTGTGTGTAAGTGACCCTGTACAGTATTCATCATATCTGCTCTGCATTTAGTTCTTGCAGTTCCTGCTTCTCCATGTATGTACTGTACACCATCTACAACTAATCTATCTACAAATTCCCAATTAGGAACTTCTAAGACTTCTTTGTAAGATTTTATCCACTTACTAGGAATTAATGATGTTTGTGCTTTTCGCATTATCATTCTATCGTGATTTCCTAAAATTACAGTTGCTTTTGGAAAAGCCTTATACCATCTTGCTATCTTTTTAATAGCATATTCTAGTTCTTGCTTTCCTGTATATTCTGCTTCTATGTCTATCTCGTGAAAACTCGTATAATGATTATCTATTATGTCGCCAATTTTCACCACATCTGTACAATTCCAAGTCTCGTATTGTTCTTGACAAAATTCTAAGTAACCATCTTTACAAAATGGCTCGTGCAAGTCACCGACAACTAGGACATTCCTAGCGTCAGTTTCTCGCATCTTTTTTAGAGCCGCAATTTCGTGTGGCTTTAATCTAAATCTATTACTTGCTTGATTTTCCAAAGTCTGCTAATGATTGTCCACCTAACATCGCTATAAGACTCCACCAAATCTGTGAAACTGCTGATTCATCTACACCTAAAGTTGTAGCAATTAAAGGTATAACTATTGAAGATATACCTAACCATACTTTCTTAGATGTAAGTAATTGTGAAATAATGTAATTTTTCATTTTTATTTAGTTTTAATTAATATTCAAATTTATTTATTTATATAACCATATAACATCAGGGTCTTTTAAGTTATCCACATCACAATGTATAAAAGTCTTGCCTATACCTATACGATTTATTCCTACGTGCATTAGTGATTGTACTATTAAATATCTTTCTCTACTTCCATAATAACCTATGTCAACTGCTAAACCTTTTTTATGACTTGAACCTACTCTTGCGCCTAACACGTTGTCATTATGATTTGCTGTACGATAGCCTGAGTTTATCTTAAATGGAATACCTGCTATACCTCTGGCTGTATCTAATTTAATTAGCAATTTTCTGTCCATTTTATAGCCACTACCTACTTCATCAGGACTATCAAATTCTGACATTTTAAAAAATGTTAATTCCAAATTATAAGAATTTAAGTTTGTATATTTTAACCCCTTTAACTTCGTGTACAAATTCTCTAGACACTTTAGCACTTTCTTCTTGTTTTATGTACTTAGGGTTAGTTGAGTTAAGTTTTCTTTTCTTAGGCATCGTTTTTAAATTTAATGAACTTATATATTGTAAAAGATATTGCTAGAACAAGAGATACAAGCGTTAATATTTCGTTACACTCTGTAATACTCATTGTTATTCCTATACTATTTGCTGCTCCTACTTGTAGTGTGTCTTTTAATTCGTTCATCATTTTTAATGTTTAGTTTTCTATCCAAGTAAGATTTCAACTTAGTTATGTTCTTTATTTTTGTTTTATAAAATTTCTTCATTAGTAATCACCTGCGCTTAAAAAATCTCTTAATGTTAACTTTGTACCTTTTTGCATTGGTCTTTCTAAATTCATACCATTGTAATACGCATTAGAATCAGGACTAACATCTGCTCCACTATTTGTACTGTACTCAGGAAAACTAGATGTATTGTTTCTAATATAGTCTATAAGTCTTTCAGTATAGTATTCTGCTGTGTTTCTAACTTCTTCTCTAAGGTGTTGTGCTTCAGTTTCTGATAATGCTGTTCCTGTTTCTGATACTTTGGAATATATATTACCATTTTCTATTTTAAAGCGTAAGAAAGGCACAGCGTGGTAAAAAGCCCAATTAGGTAGCATATCTCCTATGTAATCGTCTAACAAAGTCTTATAGGCTTCATTACCTACATTACCTATTGTACCTGCTGTAATTAAGTCTTTTAGTTTTTGTGTAAGGTCAGTACCTAACTTAGTTTCTACATATAACTTTTGACTTTGACGTATATATGGGAGCAATAGGTCAATGTCTACGTTAAGGTTAATTGCTGTAGATTCTTTTAATTTTTCTTCTGATATAAATAATACGTATGACATAGTTATCTTGGTTTTAAAAATCCTTTATTCTTCATTCTTTTAGGTGGCTTTGCTACTAACACGTTATTTTTTTTAGCAGTAAAACCTTCACTTCTTGCCTTTGTATAGCCTATTAATTCTGCATCATCTATTTTAGTTGTTCTTGATTCTCCTATTGTAGTCTTGTATATTTGTCTTAGCCAAAAATGCTCACAGTTACCGCCTCCTTTGTAGAGCCATACACTATATTTTAAAGCGCCTTTTTCACCCCAACCTATATTTCTATTTTGTCTTTCAGAATAATAATAGTCATTAACAACCATATCAGACATTCTTAATATATCCTCTTTTCTATATAACTTTTTAGCGGACATCATTTTTTTGCAAAATTCTCTATTTTCTCCTGTTTTATTTACTAAAAAATTATCTTTTGTATATACATAACGTACTCTAAAATAATCGTAAGTCTTTTTAGAAACACCATCTTGTTCAGATTTTCTACTTGGTATTGCTCTACCTGTGCTTGTTGCTAATTCAATCTTTTCATTTGTAGCGTCATTTAAAGACTTTTCAAAGTCAAACTCTTCGTGTTCATCTACAACTTTTTCTTCTTCTATCAATTCCCAACCATCAGTTATATCTTCACCATATTCTTCTATAAATTGTTCTAGTTCTGTTTTGTCTGACAATCTATGTGGCTCTTCTTCTGAACAATTACACTTACTAAGATTAGTTATTTGGTCGTGTGACTCGCAGGGCATATAATAAGTCTTTCCATCTTGTGTATGTTCGTGTGAGCCACTACAACCAATTATTCTTGCTTCTGCTTCTGCTTCTTCTTTTGTGTCAAACAAAGGCAATTCTACGCCATCAGTAATCATACTACCTACTTTAGCAAAGTCTTCTCTTATTTCAATGTCTAGTGGCTCTAATCCTAATTCTGCTCTAATTTCGTCTTCAGTCATTACAGCCTTTAAGTCTTCACTTGTAAATTTAACAGTAATAGGCTTTAATTGTACAAAGTTAACAGGCATATCCATATTATTTACTTTAAATATTTTTCTAAGAACTTTAACTATGTGGTCTTGGAATGGCTTTACTACTGTGTTTAGATAAAAGTTAGCAGCAGCGTTTAATTCGTCTACATTTGACCCTAATCCTGTATCGTTCTTAATACCCATTAGCATTGGAGACGTTACCCTGTGTCCTGTTAAGATATTTTGTACTAATAACTCTTGTAGTGCTAAATACTGCTTGTCTGCGTCAGAAACGCTTATAGGAGTTATTTCTGGTGTTCTATTTCTATCGTCTGAGAACGTAAGTACAAACTTACCACTATTACTTGCTCCTGTAAACTTATCTGATAGGCTTTGCTCTATTTGGAATCTCTCTTCTTGTGTTGGTACGCCATTTGCGAACGAGATGAAATACGACCCTGCAAAACCATTAGATATGTTGTTTAAATGGAACTCGGCTACCCGCTGGTCAACGAGCGCCCAATTATTTGCTGCTATGTAATCTGGCGTGTGGTATACGTTCATATTAGGAGAATATAAACCAGAATATAGAATCTGATTTGCTGATGTTCTATCATTTGTGTTAAAAGCAGGTACTCTATAAGGCTTGTTAATTCTTGTATTTGCCCAATCACTAGAAATATAATATGCTTCTACTTTACCAAATTCATTAGGTCTTTCTGCTCTAATTTTCTCTACTCCTACGTGATATATTTCAGCAATCTGTGTTCTGTCTTTAGACCATACTATGTTAAGTGCAAATGCTCCCTGTAACTTAAAGTCAAATGCTACTTTTTTTAAGACTTCGTGTAGGCTTTCACTACCATTAGCCCTGTCCATAAAGTTTTGTAATTTAACTCTTGCTTCTAAATTTCTGTCATCTTCGTCTTCAATAATAAGATTTTCACCTGCAATCATTTCTGCTGTAGCATTGATAATGGCCGCTTGTGTTGACGAGTTGTAGTATAGGTCTATAATAAACTGTGGATATAAATTTTTCCAATTCTCAGTACCATATTCTATATAGTCTTTACCTCGTACTTCTTGTACATCAGGCGCAGTTTCAGTTGCTAAGTTTATATTAAGTATATTTTCCATAAATTATTGTTTAAGGTACTACTGTTTCTATATCTGAACTAGTCATATTAGTCATTGTACCATCATTACTGTTAGTGCTTTGGTCTACTATTGTTGGGAATGCAGCAGTACCATTAGGGTCACCCATACGCCACCAACCTACAAGATTAGACATACCTGTTAAGTCTGTAGGTGTACCACCATTGTAAAGACTTGAAGCGTCACTAGCGTCTAACTTCTTATCCCATAGAGATACTTCGTCTATATTTCCACTCCATATTCTTCTTATAACTTCATCTTTTCCTATTAAAAAATCAGCAGTACCATTACTCATAGCAGTATAGTTATTAGTTGATGCTGTTGTAGAAAGTGCAGAGCCATTAACAAACATACCCATACCTGAAACACCACCACCTGCATAAGACGCCACTACGTGAAACCAACTACCTGTACTTATTGTTCCTGCACTTGCTGATTGGACAGTAGCGTGGTCAGCACTAGGCCCTAAAGTATCAAATAGTGTAAATTGTAATGCTCCATTTGATAGAACTTTAAAAGTATATTCTTGTTGGGCTGAAAAATTTTTAGCAACAATTGCCCTATCTACAGCCAAATTACTAGCATTAATCCAAGCAGAGATACTAAAAGCAGAGTCTGTTGTACCATTACCAAAAGAAAAGTCATTACTATCACCGCAGTTTACTTCGTCATTATTACCATCAAAGTTTATAGAATACTCATTAAGCAGTCCTGACGGTTTTGGTGAGTTAGAGCCACCAATCATTTGACCTAATTTTAATATCTTCATTATATAACGTCTTCGTAGTAGCAGATTCCTACACCACTTGTAAGTGTTATAGAAGTAACTTGAAGGAATAATGTTGTTCCTGCCGCCATTGTCGTATGTAAGTTAGATATTGCACTACCTGTACCTGTTTGTACATTAGTTGCAGTTATTGATGCTATTACACTTTCTACAGGAAAATGAACAGCATAGTATTTCTTACCTGACATCGCAGTTGTTCCTATAACATCACATCTATGCTTTCCTAGTTGTTCAGTTAGTAATTGTTGTACGTTTTCTATAGCCATTTTTAATTGTTTTTATTTGTTATTATTGTCCATACCAAATGTAGTTAGTACCACTTGGTGATTGTCTTTGTGTATATTGTACTTGTGCTGTTCCTGTCTTAGCAGTAACATTTAATTTTCCTATTGCTACTAATCCCTGTACTACTCCATGTGTTGCCCCTATTGGTAATACATCATTTTCATTTATAGGAGCGTTACCTGCGCTTATTGCTACTGCGCCTGTCCAAGCAACTTCATATACTTCATATTTATAATATCCTGTTGGAATTAGTTTAGTAGCCCCTGTATATACATCAGGCGTAGCATTGTAAGTAAAACTTAATTTAGTGTAGCGTTCATATACTAAGTGTAAGTCAGAGTACGCATATTGAACAGACTTGTCCATATCATTAGTAAACTTTACTAGGTATCTTATTAAATCAGAACTTACTGATGTGTCTATACGATTACCTTCAGTATTTACGTACATATTAAAAGAAGACTCACTTGTTACTTGTATCATAGTATATAATAGAAAAACGTCTTTTTTATTTGGGTTTAAAAGAAAAAGGTGGACAAAAGCCCACCTTAATCAAGAAATATATGAAAACTACTAATTAAAGTCTACGAAGATACTACACCACCTAATGTAAATCCACCATTATCAAATGGATTGGTAGTAAAATCAGGCACAAATTGGAAAGGTTGCTGCTCTAAACCGTCAAAGGTAAGAGTGTAACCATTTCTATCACCAAATGCTGCTCCACTATCCATAGTTCCTGCATTTAATTCCATTCCATTAACACTACCTAGACATACTATAACATCGTGTCCTGTAGCAGTTACTGTTTGGTTTAGTTGTGCAAATATAATTACTTTTGTTGCTCCTAGTAATTTTATCTGATTTTGGTCTTCTTTTGTTAATCTGTTTAATATAATGTTTACTGTTGGAGTATAAAATATCGTTCCGTTTTCTCTAGAACCTGTAATAGTATCTGTAAGACTTGCAACACCTAAAGGCATTGTATATCTATAAAGACTATTACTTCCCATCTCTAAGTCAGTAATTTCACCATTTGCTGTTGGTATTGAAGTTACTTGGTCATAAACTGCGAAATAAATAAATTTTATTCCACCTGATATTCTATTACAATCAAGTCCTCTACCTTTTGTTAATGCTGTACACGCCATTGTTTTTAAGTTTTAAAGGTTAAAGGAGTAGAGGCTTTTACACCTCTACTTCTTGTATTAATTTTATGATTGTCTTACAATATCTGCTCCTACTCCTGTTTGAACACCCATAGAGTATTTTGCTACTATACGAATATTATCGCTCCCATCAAGAGAACTCATATCTAGGAGGGCTATTCGCGTGGTATCACTAAGGAGGTCCGTGCCTGCAAACATATTACTTCTTTGTGCTGCTACTAATTGATTATCAACCATACCTGGACAAACTGCGATTTTGTATCCTTCAAATACAGGCTCGTAATCACCATTCATATTATAAGCATTAACATATCCTAATGTAGATACTGCTGAAATATATAAAGCATAAGTCTTACTATTCATATAAATATATAAATCTTCCTTTCTTAAGATTGGTGAAACATTAGCAGCCATATCTGCTGTTAAAGTTTGTAAGTTTGCTATAATGTTTGCTGCTGTATATGCTCCTGAAGCAGAAGACTGTATAACTGTTGCATCAACACCTGGTAATAAGTACCCTGTACCTGTTCCTAAGAATCCTGCGAACTCACCATTTGTAGCCGCAACACCTGACCATATAGAAGATTCTGCTGCATCTGCTATGATTTCACCCATATAAGATATAACATAGTCATCAAATGATGGTGGTGGTGGAGCGCCTGCTCCTGCTCTCATTTGTAACGCCTCCCAAGAACTAAGTAAAGTATTTTTACATAGGTCTAAGTTGATTTGTAAATTTTTAGGCTCTAATACTTTTTCTGTAAGTGCTAGAGTACCATTGTCAGTAAAGTTACAAGTAGCATCTCTTACTACTGAACTTCCAGCCATTCTTTGTATGTTAGACTTAAACTTAATATTTTCTATCAAAGTTAAAAAGTCTAAACTTCTTGTTTCTTTTAGTGCCGCAGAGATGTAAAAACCTGCTGCTTTACCACTAAAATTACTTGTTACTGTAAACGCCATTTTTTTATTGTTTTAGTTATTAATTATTTGTTTAAATTGTATAAAAATCTTTCTTGTCTAGTAAGTTTCTTGTATTCTCTTGTAGATAAAGGTTTTCTGTCTACACTAAACTTATTAGTATTTATTGGTGACTCAGCAGGACTTTCTGCTAACTCAGTTTTTAATTTTTCATTTTCTGCTTTGATTGCTTCTACTTCTTCTGATGTAAATTCAACCACTTCAGTTTTCTTTATAGACTTAGGAGTTGCTTCTTCTACTTTTTCTTCTACAACTTCTTCAGATGTTTCTTCTGTCATCTCTACTTCTTCAGTATCACCTTCACCCATACGTGCTTTAAGGTCTGCTACTGCGTCCATAAGGTTATCTACTTTGTCTTTCATTTCTTCATAAGACTTAGCCCAATCTGCCTTTTCTGCTTCTGTTTCTGGAAATTTATCTAAATTTACTTCTTCTGTCATTTCTTCTTTTTCATCATCTTTATAACCTGCTTCAATTTCTTCTTCTGTTTCTGACTCTATAACCTCTCCTACGATTCCTTCTTCTTCTACTCTAAAAGAAACGCCTGTATCAAGTTTATAAGTTCCAACAGGTAATAATATAGTAGTACCATCTTCAGTTAAAACGCTGATGTCTACACCTGCTTCTAATTCTTCAGCAGTTGATACTATAATTGTACCATCTTCTGTTTTAGCCTGAAAACCTAGTTGTACTTCTTTTTCATCTAGTCCTAAGGCTACTAATATTTGCTTTTTTAAATCCATAGTAATTTATTGTTAAGTAAGTTTGTATAATATAATATAATAGTTATTTATTTATTTGATTTTTATCTATATTGGTCTGCTCCTAATCTTTTTATCCAATCTTCTGCATTATTTTCATAACTCTTTAATACATTCTCTATTCCCTGTATTTCTTTTGGTTTTGCAACACCTAATTCTTTTAGTTGTTTTTCTGCTTTTTGTATTAATTCTAATCCCTCTTCTGCTTTTCGTGAAAGTTGTAAAAAATCATTTTCTACTTTTAAAGTAAGTTTTCTTAAATCATTTAAACCCTTACCTTCTGCTGCTGCACTTAGTTTTTGTGCATCTTTATATATTTTATTTATATCATCTACCATACCTAACTCAACCTTTTTAGGTTTTTGGCTTTCTCTTATTATTTCATTAAGTGCTGATAGTATTTCTAAGTCTGATGGTTTTTTATTTTGCATTTGCTCAAACTTGTTAGTAAAATATCCTTCAATAGATAAACCACGCAATTCTCCTTCCTTAATCTTGTTCCATAAGTCATCATTTTCTATTTTCATTTTGACAAACCAAGTACCATTAGGCAAATCAAAACCATACATTTTTGACTTATCCTGTTCACCCTCTTTTATCCAACTCTCTACTGTTAGAACTCCTGACACTCTGTCTTGGTGTTGGTAAGTCGCTTTATGATGGTTATTGTGTTTTAAGTATAACTCACTTGCTCTTCTTACTGTTTCTTTTGAAAAATATACATAATAATCCGAATCAGTATTAGGGTCATATCTAAATATGTGTTTATTAGGTATTAAAGCAGGAGAAACTAACATACGCTTTTCTTCATCTACTTTAGCAAATGTTAAATTGTTTTTTTCTTTACCAAAAAATACAAAGTCTTGCTCTATTGCAGGAGCAGTTACTAGACTTATAGCATCAATTGCTAACTCTTGGTTATCATCTTCTATTACTAGTTCTACTATTTTTGTGTTTTTCATATTATATTAATTTTATAATAAACCAAAAATCAAATCACTTGCTTTTGCAGTAGTTGAAGATACTTCAGACATATCACTTCTATAAGCATCTATTTGTCTTACTGCTACTTCTGCTTCGTTAGGTAATCCTACTCCTAAATCTTCTGCTGACTTATATATATTATCTGCCATTTTTTGTGCATCAGCAATTTCTTTTAACATTGATTTTGATTTTGAAGATACTTCATCTAACTCTTGTGCTGCTTTTCTTGCTTTTAAAGTAAGCGAATCTGCTTCTGATTTTATGTTATCATATTTTTTAACTAAATCATCAACTAAAGCCAACTCAACTCTTTCAACTTTACTTAAATTAAATTCTTTTAATTCTTTTGCGTATTCTTCATACGTCTTACCTAATGGTGTTGGTTTCATTTTACTATATTTTTTAGGATTCGCTTTTTCACAGGCTTCTTTAGTAGAGTATTTACACTCTCCTGTGTTACCATACTTATATTTTCCATCTTTACATTTTTTACAGGGCATATTATATAATAGATTTATTAGTTATTTATTTGATTTTATATTGTTGCTCTACGTCTTATGTTTGCTAATTGATTTTGACTGTTAGTCATTTCATCTGTTACTACAAAGGCTTTTAAAGGTTCTGGTTGTTCACCACCTCCTAAAGTAAATGCGCCACCTAACATTTGTGGAGCAGGAGTTTCAGGACTTGCTGAAGGTACACCACCACCACCACCACTACCTACATCTACAGCCATTATCTTTTTTACATTTGCTAAACCTGATACAATTATTGCTGCTGCTTGTAACATAGCCAAAGGAGTACCTTTACCTGCTGCTAATGCTCCATTTGCTGCTGCATAAGTATCTATAACAGCCTGTGCTACTGCTAAGGCTTTATTTTCTCCTGCTAATTCACTTAAAGACCCTGCTAGACTACTATAAGCATCTAGTTGTGCAGTAACATTATCTAAGGCTACTTGTTTTTGTTCTTTTTGTAGTGATATGTTATTTACAAGTTGCTCAGATTGAAAACCTGTTATTTGTGCTTGTACCGCTTTCTTTTCATTTAATGCTTCTTCTAATGCTATTTGATTTTCTAAACTATTATTTTTATCTACATCTAATTGTGCTGCTTTAATTTGTATTTCTACAAGTTTCAACATCTCTTGTTCTTGTTTTCTTAGCACATCACCTAATTCATTATTTGCATCTATTCTTTCTTGAAAAGTCTTACTTTCATCATCTCTTACTTGTCTTAGTTTTTCTGCTTGTCTGTCAAACTCTTCAATTAAGCCCTGCACTTGTACTCTTGCTAGTTCACTTTGTTTTCTTACGTCTACTAATGCCTTAGCACTATCTAAATTAGCCTTAGTATAATCTTTTATTTTATCTGTTATTTTTACTATTTGATGTTCCATCATAATAGTCTCAGCAGTATTACCTGTAACCGCATCTTTAAAATTTAATAATGATTCTTTAGATGTTTCTAATGCTTCTTTGAAATCACCTTTAAATACTTGCATAAGTGCTTTTCCTAGACCACCTATACCCTGTATAAGATTTTTAACTCTTGTTATTACTTCTATACCTAAAGTCTTACCAAATTCTAATACTTGTTTTACTGCTGTATTACCAAATATCTTGTCAAAAAATCCTGTGGCTGTGTTTAAGTTGTTTTGTATAAATTTAAAAAAGTCATTAAAAGTTATACTCAAAAATTCCATAGCAGTATTAAATGTATCTACTACTTTTTGGTTTTGTGTAAATACTTCTGCTAATTTTGCAAACAATCCTACTATTAAACCAATACCTGCCGCTTTTAGTGCAGTACCTATACCTCGTATAGACTTACCCATACCTTTAAAACCACCTGACGCTTCTTTAGTTGACTTATCTAGTTTATCTACATCTTTAGTAACATCACCAACATTAGATGTAATCTCTGCTTCTATTATTGTTTTATTCGCCATAACCTATTTTTTTATAAATTCTAATATTGTATTTATTTTCTCTTTTAATTCTGCTATTTGTACTTTTAAATCTGACATAGACTTTGCATTGTCTTCGTGCCTTTTACCAAATTCTTTTTTAACCTCATATAAACTAAAAACCATAAACTTATATATTGTATAAACAGCCCCTATTAGTAATACTAATGGTAAACCATAACCCTCTATTAATTGTAATATTTCTTCCATTATACTATTATTTCATAAAGATTTAAAGTTGCACTCCAACTTATATTCATATTCGCTGCTCCTGTTACTGATAAGTGCATATCATTAGTAGAGTCAAAGAATAACGCAGTTGTCCAACCTGTTACTGTTCCGAAACTTCCTAATGTTGCTACACTTTCATTTGATATTTTTAAGTAAACTATACCTGTTGCTCTTAAAAAGATTCTATCATTAGGACTACCACCTGCTGTACCACCCGTTCTAACGCCTAATACGTTTGCTTCAAAGCCCTGAAAAGAACTTGTAGAACTTCTTGCTATAATTGTATTAGAACTGCTGTTATTGACCTTTAAATTAGTCTGTGTAGCATCTGTAGTCGTTCCTGATAGACTTACTACTGAACTTTGATTATATCCTTTACCTGCTCCGTTAAAACCACCACCACCAATTACTACTTCACCATCTCTTTCTGCTATACCATAGTTACCTAATACTGTTGCATTGTTTACGTTGTTTGCTATCTCATTGTTATCACCTATTAGCAAGTTATTTCTTGAAGAGCCTTTTACTATATTATTCTCACCCATAATTATAGTATTATTAGCGCCTTTTTCTGTTTTGTTGTTTTTACCTTTTACAAAGTTGTTTATATTGTTAGCATTAACATTTACAGATGGTTTTAACTTATATGCTGTACAAGTATTAGAATCTGTATTGTAATAATAACCATACGCTTCACATTGTACTTGATTAGGTATAATACCATTTGTACCATCAGTAAACTGTACAATACCCTGACTAGATATTGCTATTGGTTTTACGCTAAATCCTTTTTTAAATTCCATTATGGTATAAGTATAAATTCAACTGTTGCTAAGTCGTTTGGTTTATAATCTATTCTATTTACTCTAAATACTCTATTTTTTAACATTACTTTGTCACTAAACTTAAATGTGTTTATGTCTGCTGCATTTAGATTTACTTTAATTGTCATTATTCTAGTATCAGCGTTATATAATTCGTTATAATAAGGTGACCAATAAGTATTATAAAGATTATCTACTACAGGATTTAATGGGTTGAACAATTGACATTCTCCAAAGTTTATATCGGTTGTTGTTGGTAACGCTCCTGACGTTGCTTGTGTAGGTATTGCTGATAAGTGACTTGCTTGTAGAAAGTGTGTCTGATTCTCACTAGAACCACCATTCTGAGCAGGTATGTAGTAAGTCATACCATTGTCTAATTCTTTCTTTGTGTTTATGTGTACTATACGTGGTGAATTTTCAAATCCTTCAGTACTACCATCATCATTACCCTTATATACTACAGGTATTATAAAATTAGAAAACTGAGAAGCAATAGGTTTTACTATTGTCGCTGCAAAAGGCTCTGCTATAATTTCTTTTATACCTGTAAATAATGTAGGTAGACCTGTTGCTGATGTAGAAGCGTCAAACTCTTTAGAGCCATATAGAAAGCCGCTAGTGGATTTTTTATACAAGTTAAATGCATAGTCGTCATCATCTTCTACAAACTTGAATTCTGTATGTTTATTTAACTCTACTAATGGTGTTAACTTCATCTCTGACACATCTATCTTTTCTGTCCAATCGTGCTGTATGCTTCTTGCTGCTAAATTAGTACCTGCTGTATTAGAAATAAATACATCTGCGTAAGGTTCTATTATTATGTTATTAGGATTATCAGGGTCAGGCATTGTAACTAAGTTAAACATCTTAATTAATCCACTTAGAAAATCCCATTGTACTACTTCACCTCTTAGTGTGTTTAGTAAAGAAGCATTAGTTGTTAACTGACTTGATATTGTTCCTGAAACACTAGCATTATTATTACTTGTAGAATATCTTTGTCTAATTACTGTTGTACCTGTACTACTTTTAAATCTACATACTAAAGTGTCACCTGTATTTAAAGATGTACTAAAAGAGCCTGAATACATATACGTATCATTAGTAGTACCTGACACTATTTGTTGGTCTATTACTTGTCCTGTACTTGTAAACCACTCTATAGTCAAAGTAGCAGAACCTAAAAATATAATCTCTACATAATAATCTAAAGAATAATTTACATTGTCTTGTGGCGCTGTAAATGTACTTGTACCACTATTAAAACCTGCATCTGCTGGAAAGTTACTATTAAAGAAAGGTTGATTACTTACATTATTCGTACTTGGAAAGACTACGTTACTAAAACTTGTACCTGCAAAGTTATCAGGGTCGTTAAATCTATTAACTTGTTCACCCTGAGCATTTATGTCATTAGGAGCATTACCTTCACCCCAATTAAAGTCCATATATAAAGTATTAAAGTTTGAAGTATCAAAAAAGTCAGAACTATATGTAAATTCAGTATCTGCAAATATCTTATCTATTATATACTTGATTTTTATAAATGGTCTAAAGGCTTGTTCTAATGCAGTCAATTCTGGAAAACCTGCTACAGCATTATTACCTGTAGAACCATTTGCTAATAATATCTGACCTGTCCAATCTACAAAAGGATATTTAAGTACGTTTGTATTTGTTAAGTTACCTATTGCTGAACTATAAGCAAAAGAATTAGTAGAAGATAAAGCATTAGTCAAAGTAATACCTGTTGTATTTACCCAACTATTCTTAATATTGTCTTTATCGTAGTCGTGGTCTAATTCACTAAAGTCTAAGTCTTGAAAAGTCTTGTCTTTTAAAACATCTGCTAGTGCTATAACTTCTGAATATAGATTAACGTTGTAACTAATCTCACCACTTTTATCACTTACGTCTATTAGTCTTAAAAACCCTTCAAATAGTATATATCCATCTTGCTTTAATACGCATTGTGTTTTAACATAAGGATTAAATACTATACCATCATCAGTACGTGTTATTTCAAAGACATTATCAAAAATCTTATTATTTCTTTTTGTAGCAGGTAGGTTAAATGCCTTAGAATAAGATTGTACTTTTTCTGCTACGTTTTTAAACTCATCTACACTTAATGTAAGTGGTATATCTTCCATTTCATATAAGTCTACAATTACTTCACCTGTTGATAAGTCACTTATTGTTTCACTAGGTCTTTGTGATTTAGGTATAATAGATATAGAATCTACAGTCAATAAAGACCCATTCCAATCAAATAAAATAGTATCACTTGTAGAGTTAGCAGTAAATGTTGCTGTTATTGTTCCTGATGGTGAATTATATATTGTAGAACTTTGTAATACTGTTCCTGTATAAAGTCGCATAGTTAATGTTCCAGGATTTACTGTGCCTAATACTATAGTTACTTCATAAGTCGTACCTATTGTAAGATTTGATAGTTTTTGTATTACTCCTGTACCTGCATTTGTTGAAGGACTATATACTAAAGCCCCTGAAATTTCAGCAGGTATAGTAGATACTGTATTTCTATATCTTGCCCAAGTATTTACAGCAATAGATGAATAGTTGTCTATAGCATCTTGCATAACAAGACTAGGACTTGCTGAAGAAACAAAACTAGAAGAAATATTTAACGTACTAAAGTCTTGCCCATCTATTAAGAATTGATTAGGATTATTGCTAATAGCATTACTGCTACCATTATAACTTTGTGGATATACTATTAATTGTACAGACATTATATTGCTTGTGTTCTTAGTGTTTTAGTTTTCTCTACTTCAAAAGTGTATTGTATTAATTTATCATTTGCAACAGTCTTTCTTGTATAACTTGTTGTTGTAAGTCTTACAGGTGTTACATATTGATTTAATGCAGACCCTGTACCATCAGTTTGTCCTGTTTGTCCTTTTAAAATATATACTTCAGGACTGTTTATTAATTCCTCTAACCATATAGACTCTGACTCAGTAATGTAGTCAGTATTCATACTTATTCTTTCTGTTGAATTTACTCTAAATGTTTTCTTACCACCTTTAAAAGAATCTAGTCTATATCTGCTTTCATTCCAACTACCCTCTAACTGATTATATGTAGTACCCTGTGTAGTTATGTTTTTAGTAGACTTTTTAGTAAATGTGTAATAATCCCATACACCATATTGATTTAGCCAACATAGTCTTATACTTTCATATCCTTTTAAATCAGGACAATTTACCTTTATAGTATAAGATGATGATATTTGTGCAGGAGTCGTACTATAAACTTCAACACCTATTTCACCACCCTGTATAGTGCCTGCTGTTACTAATGCTTTAAATGTCGGACTCCAATTTTGTAGATTACCTGGAAAGCAACCAAAGTACATTATATTCATACCTATAAAAGCGTTAAAAACATCATATGCTCCATTTGCTGTATTTCTACTTATATTCTCACTACCTAAAGAACTACCAGAACTGTCTTTGTAACTTAATCGTATATAAGATATATCACTTAATTGGTCATTAAATGCTTTTGGAGTAAACATAGCAACAGTACCATAATCTTCTACATTAGCATATTGTATAATAGGAGCATTAGTTAACAATTTATCTTTAGTGCTAGTTAATAAAAAATCATCACTCATATCAAAACCAAAGTTAGAGCCTGATACATCTAATACATCTGCATAAGTTAAATAACCATTAAATATTTGAAACAAACTACTATTTACTGCTTCTACTTGTACTAACTGATTTGTAGTTGTATCAAAGTATTCAGTCTTAAATTGTATCACTAAATATCTCATTAGATTAACATTACCACTATACTTATCTATTAAGTGTAATGGGTGTCTTTTATCATCAGTAGTAGTTTCACCTTTATAAGAACTTCCTATTCTAGCCATATTATCAGCACTTACATAATTCTCTATTACTGAACGTAAGTTAAATATACCTACTCCTGCATTGTTAGGTGTAGTCTTGAATTTACCTACAACATCATCTGCTACTGCTGTGTTAGGAGAAAAGGTATTACTAATATGTACTTCTGCTTGAAACTTTACCCTAGTTTTTGTTGATACTATATTACTGTTTGAAACCACAAATATAACATCTTGACCTACAGGTGTTTGTGTATATAGTGGTTTTTGTTCTATTATTGTCGCCATTAGCCTACTGTTATTTTATATGTTTTTAAACTATCTAATATATCTTCTTTTAATTCTTTAGCCATATCTTGCCCAAAGTCTTGCATTCCTAACATTAAAGATTTTTGAAAGAAACTAATTCCGTGTATTCCCTTAATCCATAATACTCTCATTATTGCAGTCCTTAATCCTGCTGTAGTCATAAATTGCCCACCTTCACTTCTTGGCTGTAAACCTTTCTTTCTAATAAAAGACCCTATACCTTTTCTCATTCCACCTTTTTTACCTGTACCTGTACCAAACTTATAAGGACTGTCTTTTCTTTTTCCTTCCCAAGTTATATACCATCTACGACCACCCCAAGTTCCTTTATGGTCACCTGACTTAATAGTACCTCCTGCTCCTTTTACTCCCTTATCTACATACGTTCCATAATCTACCATAGAAAATTCTACGCTAAACCCACTTTCATTTTTAACTACATTAAACTTTATAGATTGTTCTAAGTTACCACCTCCTTTACCTGCTACTTGTAAATTTCTTTTTGCATTAGCAACTATTTCTGCTCCAAAAGAGTTTAAGTATCTTTCTATATTGTCTGTGTTCATTATACAAGACCTGCAAATATTTCTACTTGTACATCAGTTGTTGCTGATGGTCTTACTTGTACTGTTACTAAGTCTTCTAATGTAGGAAAAGCAGGTGTTGTATCTTCTTCTGCTATTGCTGCATTTTCTGCTTGAAATAATACGTGTGAGCCACCTGCTCTTACAGTAACTTGATAGTTAGTGTTAGTAGTTACAAATGCTACTATAACATCTTGGTCTGTACTAAGATTACTTATACGAAAGTATTTACAGTTTTCTACATCTAACGCTCCTGCTGCTCCGTGTGGTGTAGAATTAAATACTGCTACTGTTGTTGTATTAGAATGCGCACAAGTTAATATACGTTCAAATACATCTACTACTCCTGTAGTTGTTAATACATTTGATGAACCTCTTACTGCTCCATTTAAGGTTACTGTTTCTGTGATTGTTGTTACTAAATCCGCCATAATTATTTGTTTTTATCTATTTGTTTTAATTTATTTATTGCCCAATTTATACCACTACTTCCTCCCCAAGCATCGTACATTAAACCCCCACAACCTTCTGAATATGGTATGTCTTTATATTGTTGATGTCTTTTAAATGAAGCCATACGTGCTATTGTATCTCTACTTATAGGTTTTCTATCTGCTAATTGTGAACTACGTGTCCAACCTACTCGTGTTCCACAATCACTACCATTTTCTTCTTTCCATTTTCTTGCTCTTTTAGCATTGTTAGTTGCTGCTTGTGGGTAGTCAGTATAAGATTCTAAATTTATACTAATTGCTTCTAGTTTTTCTAATACATCTTCGTAATTCATAGTTTTATTGTTATCTTAAAAAATCCTATCTCTATTCTATATTTGCCTATCTTAAATTTCATTATTCTCCTGCTCCACCACTTGATGCAGGTATTATACAAGCATCAAAGTTATTCTGTACTAATATTCCTAAACTAAAAACCCAACCTGTTAATTCATTATCAAATCTTTCTGTAAATGGTTCTAATGTTTGTTGACCCTGTAAAAAGTATAAAGGATTATTTACGTCACCATCTGTTGATTGATATAAACTGTGTCTAAGCATTGATATTATATCTACTGATATTTGTAGACAGTCACTTAATACCTGTTGTTCACTACTTAGTCTTTCTGCTGACTGATAATTTTCAGTTGTCCAATCTTTTTTCTCAGTTACTAAGTCACATATAAAAATCTGAAAGTTATAAATCAGACCACTATCTTGTGTAGTTACATTAACAGGATTAATGTGCATAAGAGCAAACTTTTCCATTTTCTCTAAGTTAATATCAAATATATCACCTGTTGTAACTGTTGCTATTTGATGATGTTTGTCACCTATATTCTTTATAGTGTTTATTACGTTGTTATACGTCTTATTTGCTATCATTTAATTTTACTTTATTTTGTGAATCTAAATCTGTTTCATAACTTAACCAAGTTAAGCATTCTAACAAACTTAAATTTGTTATCCTTTCTAAATTTACTATCTCACCATTTGTCAATCTATACATCACACCGAACCAACCCCACTTTTCTGCGAATGATTCTGTGGTAATAGCGTCTTCATTTCCTTCAGCATTTCCATTGAAGACAATTGAATACTCTTGTACAATTCGTTGCCTAAACTCCAAAAAAAAACCAAAGAACTTTGTACTTGCTGTGCTGACATCTTTTTAAATTCTTCTGCTCTCATTCTTATATTACCATCATAGGCTTCAATAGTATATAGATTATTCTTCTTTTCTACTATTGGTCTAAACAGTACAGCCATTATCTCAGGCATATTCTGCTCTATACCATTTTTAATAAATGTTTCTATATCTGCATATTCACCTAAAGTAATAGAGTCTAAGTCAGGGTGAAAACCATACTCCTTACCTTCCAATTCAACTATCTTATTTAAAGAACTACTTTGCTTATCTTGTAAGTCACCTAATCTATCCATAATAACAGCCACATCTCTTATTGATAATTCCTTAATTAACTTCTTAGGAATATTAGACAATGCTGCTATTGTTTCTTCTGCTTCCTTTGTCTTACTGCCTTTTTGTAAATCTACGAGTTTAATCCACTTTTCTAAAGTGACATCTGCCCATTTACTTATTAATTTGTAGTTTTTAGTCTTACCTTCTTTCTTGATATTGACTTTCATAATATATAATAGAAAAAGTTGATATTTAGTTTACTGTATAAAATACTTACCATAGTTTAGATTATCTAAGTGGTAAATTACGTTGTAGCGGATTCCATCTATTGCGTGATTATAACTGTCTACGTATAATTTAGAGCCTTTATCTGCATACACATAGTTGTTTAGTTCTTTAGCAATATTAGTAGATTCAGGTGATACTATTAACTCATAGTCTTGCATTCTAGTTATACCACTTTCTATAGTACCTTTTTTTACTGCTTTTATATTTACACCTAAATGCTTTAAGTCTGCTATAAGTCTAGGCTCTGCACTATCTGCAATAATTAACTTATTACCTACTTTGTCTAATACAAGTTGTGCTAAGTCGTGTGACTTTAAACCATTCTTATAAATATGCTCTTTAAGATACATCTTCTTTTGTTTCTTGTCTATTGCTATTTCTGTAAGACTATCAGGGTCTACTGAGAATCCAAAGTCCATACCACAAGATGTCTGTAGTCCATCAGGATTAAAATCACCAATTCTCCAATTCTCAAATACTACACCTTCTGCTTTGTCTAACCAACCACCCATTATAGAATGCTGATACTTTTTAATATTCTTATGCTTTATAGCCTTAATACGCTCTAGGAAACTCGTAGAGAGATTATCTTTGTTGTCTAGGTATGTACTGTGTATATAACATACATTGTCTCTAACGCCATTAAAACCTGCTTGTACGCCTTTGTCTTCAAAGAAACGTCTGTATATCCAATGTTCTTTAGTAACAGGATTTAATATTAATATTACTCTATTTTGTATTTCTTTTTCTCTAATACTTAAATCAATAGTATCAAATATATTTTCGTCTACTAATTCTTCTGCTTCGTCTAGTACCCAATTAGATACATTAGTCAATGACTTTAGATTACCTGTTTGGTTACCTGCTGATGTCTTAATACCCCTAAATAGTATATCTGACTGATTACCTAAGTTAACAACTTCTGCTTTGTTTACACTAAAGATATTATCATAACCTAATAGATTAATCTTTTCTAAAAACTCAGGTATTATTGATAGTCTTGCAGATGTCATAGTATAACGAGTAAACAAAACCCTTATGCCTTTTGTCATTGTAAGTAATGTAAGAAATACAGTTACAGCAAATGACTTACCTGACCCCCTACCACCTGTTATGATAAAGTATCTAGCATCTGATGAAAATAGTGCGTTATATTTACTATTCAGTTTCAGTATCTACAAATGTTATCAAAGGCATATTAATGCTCTCTTCGTTAGACGTAACATCTACTCTTTGTTGTGGTTTACCATAAAAGTATTCAAAGAATAACTTAACTGCCCATTGTTCTTTCTTTTCTAATCCTTTCTCTAATGACTTTAAAGCCATCTCATTCATAGGTGTTAAGTTCTCTATTAACTTCTGTTCTGCTGCCTTAGACTTACGTCCTGCTCCTTTTCTAGCGCCACCATTATTTATTCGTTTATCCATAATTGAAAAAGATTGATTATTCAATTCTATATTATATAATAGAAATTAGTTAAATTCATTTGGTAGCATTAATCTTATACCTAGTTCTGTTAATGCCCATACTCTTATTTGTTCTGCATATACTTCAAACTCTTTAGTATTCATTCTTGCAGAACTATTAACAACTTGTAGTCCTACTTGCTTATCGTTTATGTCTATGCTTTCCCATTGACTAGCAAACTTTACTTTAAGTATGTCGTGCATCTCATCAGGAAAATATCCTATCTCATTTGCTAATGGCTGTACTATACAAGCCCAATAGTAATTGTTTTGCATATTACTTCTATTGTTTCTTTGTTTCTTTACTTCTACTATATAATCATTACCTAATTCTTTTAAATAGTTTATCAGGCTTTGCTTATCTTGATTGCCCTTTATCACAAACTTCATAAGTTAATCATTCTTCTTGTTATACTATTCTCTAATCTTCTTTCAAATTCTGAACTAAGTATATCGCGTATTATCTTTTCACTTGCTTTAAACTTTTGCTGCATATATTTAGAACTATTAGCGTGTGGATTGTTAAAGTAATATTCTACTACATCTTTACTTAGTTGCTCTAATTGTTCTGGTGTTCTTTTATTTGGTCTCATATTAATCAAATGATTCGTTAATACCTCTTTCTCCACATAGTTTTTCTTTTGCACTTTTCCACATATTATCTCTCTTTTTGCTTAATGTAGGTTCTGTTCTTATTAGGTTAGGAAAGCCATCAAAGTCTTTTTCTAGTTCTTGCATATACTTACCACAACTACATAATGCTTCTTTTGTAACCCATCTACCTTCCCTTAGTACAATCGTTGCCTTTTGTAAGTCTTTAATTTCTTGACAACTATTACAAATAAATCTAATCATATTAATTTATTATATTTAATTCTCTCCCTTCTTTTTTTGCAATATTAATTATTGTTTTAAAAAGTTTCTTTCTTTCTAAATTAGTTTCACACCATATAAATTGTGTATCGTGCATTCCATCTAACTCTAATTTTATTCCAAATCTAGTTCCTTTTTTACCATCATATTCTTTTTGTTTGTAACCATATCTTTTTACAATTTGTTTCCAACTTACTAGTTCTATAGTTTCCATAATTAATTATTGTTGATTATCTTATCTAATTCAAAGTGCAGGTGGTTTATTGCTTTACGTATATCTTCTACACCACCATCATTGTGTTTGTTCTTACTTCTTAATAAATAAGTAACTGCTGTGCCTATGTTATAGGATAAATCAAAGTTACTTACTACATCTTTAGCCATATAGCCATTCTTTCCTTTATAGTATTCTGGTATTTCGTTTTCAGTCATTATCATAGTTTTTTAAGTTTGCATCTAGTTCACCTTTTGAATAACCTCTTTTAAAGCCATTAAACCAACCTATAGCAAAAGTTATAAACGCTATCATTATTGTGTATATCATATCTTACTGTATTTAATATATAATTTTTTTATTGCATCAAAAGCAGTAGCCAAACAAGAACCACAACTTGTTCTAGGATTGTAGTTAGATGCTGTTATAGTGTTGTATAATTCCATCATTCTTATTTTTGCATCTTGTCCTTTTGCTACTCCTGTTTTTAAATATTTCCAAATATCTAGTATTTCATCTATTAGTTCTTGTGGTAAGTCTTCTGGTATTTCTATTACTGTAGTCTTATTCCAATAAGTCTTAGGACAAGCCATAGGAGCAATACGTGCTTTTATTTTCATAAAACACTTGCACACCTTACAACTTCCTGTAGGCTTGAAATAATAATCACAAGCCTTACATATAGCAAGTCTATCTTCATATACTTGTTGTGATGTAAAAAACTTATTCATCTAATTCTTCTTTTATTATTGTCCTTACTTTGTCTATTGTCGTAAATAAACTATTCCTACTGATTTTAGTTTTAGCAGCCAGGGAGTCAAGCGTATTACCTTCATAGTAATACAACTTGAATAACTCCCTATCATACCAACTGTCTAACTTGTCTAATACTACATCAATCTTTTCCAACTTGTCTTGTTTTTCTTTTTGTACATAATCTATTTCATTAGGTATATTATATATACTTTTATGAAAGTTATTATGTGTTGCTGCTGTCTGATAATTAATACCTACAAGATTTGTATAATACTTTCTATATTTATAATAAAAAGGACTTCTTGTACTTGTTAAAGCCCTACGTAAAACTACTGCTCCATATCTTGTTATACCATCTATACCATCTGCATCATAAATCTTTTTAATTGTTTCAGGATTCATTTGCAAAAGGTACAGCATTAATTCTTGTACAGCATCATCTACTTTTTCTTTATCTTGTGTAATACCATAACACATAGTTCTGAACTTGTCGCCTAATTTTGATATTTCTAAATATATCTTATTCATTTATAGGCTCTAGTTTTTCTATCTTATCTACTACATCTTGTACCATATCGTTTAAAAGTATTCTATACGAGTGTATTGCCTTAGTGTTTCTTTTTGTTTCTATTCCTGCAAAATATCCATTAGCCATTAATGATAAGTTTATAGGCAATATCATAAGCCAATCCCAATAGTTATTTTCTCGTACACCTTTACCATAGTTATTATGATATTCTATCAATACATCTAAGACCTGTGCAAAACTTTCATATCTAGTTTCTGAACTAACTTCTCTTACAAAGTCTTTTACCATATACAAGTAAGCATCTACTATTACTTCGTGCTGCTTATTACAGTATATTGGTTTTCTCATTTGGTAAATATATAAAAAAAACTACTCTAAATTTTTTTCTTTTTTTAAGTTATCAACAAGTGCTTTATAATATCTTATGTCTTCTTCATAATCTACTCTAGTCATTTTTAAAGTCTGTTTAGATAAAACGTGCAAATCAAAAGACGTACTACTACCATATTTAGCATCTAAGTTTAGTCCAAATGTCCATTGTTCACCCTGCTTAAACATATTGCAACCTACACATTGTACTTGACAATTCTCTT